GACCAAATAGGGGCAATGGGTATGGACACCAACAACATTTATCACAAAGACAACCCAACAAACGTACCTAAAGACGCATATAAAGAACATATGTGGTTATTTGGGAGAAGTAAATAATATTCCAAATACCAAATATTTAGTTTATATTATAAAGAAAAGTATTTATATAGAATGGCAAATCAAAATCCTACCGTCTTTCAGAAACTAACAAGAATGTTTGGTTTTCCGGGTCAAGTTAAAGCTGATCAGGCACCATCATTTAATTTCAACAAAGATGAATTATTAAAAACGGATAGTAAAGAAGATTATGAAAAGGCAATGTTACAGGCTCAACAGAGTCAATACATTGCTGACAAGTGGACAAAATTAGATCAATCTCTTTATAATCAATCGGTTTATTATGAACCGAATAGAATGGCAGCATACTACGACTATGAATCTATGGAGTTTACTCCTGAAGTTTCGGCGGCGTTAGATATATACGCTGAAGAATCAACTACAATGTCAGAAAAGGGTGAAATCCTTACAATATATTCTGAATCAGATAGGATTAAATCAATACTTCAAGATTTATTCCACACAAAGATGGATATTAATACTAACCTACAAATGTGGGCTCGTGGTATGTCTAAGTACGGTGATGATTTTGTTTATTTAAAGATAGACCCTGAAAAAGGTATTGTTGGAGTTCAACAATTACCAAATATTGAAATTGAAAGAATTGAAGGTGCCGGAACAAAAACCGCAGGACCTCATGATATTAAAGTTCCAACACGTGAATTAAGATTTCAATGGAAGAATAAAGATTTAGAATTTCAAGCTTGGGAAGTCGCTCACTTTAGATTATTAGGTGATGATAGAAAACTTCCTTACGGAACTTCTATGTTAGATAAGATTAGAAGAATTTGGAAACAACTTTTACTTGCTGAAGATGCAATGTTAATCTACAGAACATCAAGAGCACCTGAAAGACGTGTGTTTAAAATATTTGTTGGTAATATGGACGATAAAGATATTGAATCTTACGTACAAAAAGTTGCAAATAAATTTAAACGTAGTCCAATAGCTGACCCACGTAATGGTCAGGTGGATATGAGATATAATCAAATGGCAGTTGACCAAGATTATTTTGTTCCTGTTCGTGATGCGTCTCAAACAATGCCAATTGAAACTTTACCTGGAGCACAAAACTTAGGTGAAATTGCAGATATTGAATATATTCAAAAGAAAATGTTGGCAGCACTTCGTATTCCTAAAGCATTTTTAGGATTTGAAGAAGTGGTTGGTGACGGAAAGAATCTTGCATTAATGGATATTCGTTTTGCAAGAACAATTAATAAAATACAAAAATCATTAATACAAGAGTTAAATAAAGTTGCATTAATTCATTTATATCTTTTAGGTATGGAAGATGAATTGAATAATTTTACTTTATCATTAACTAACCCATCAGCACAGTCTGATTTGTTAAGGCTTGAGCAGTGGAAGGAAAAGGTAACACTTTACAAAGATGCGACTTCCGACCAGTCACAAGTTGGTATCTTGCCGGTGTCGCATACATGGGCAAAGAAGAATATTTTAGGATTTAGTGATAGTGAAGTCGTACTTGATTTACAACAACAACGTTTAGAGAGAGCAATAGGTTTTGAATTAACTAATACACAGAATATTATTAAACGATCAGGTGTGTTCGATGAGGTTGATTCCAAATACGGAATCCCTGAAGAAGAAAGAGAAAAACTTGAAGCTGCCGGTGCGTTAGGTGGTGAAAATCCTGGAGAAGGAGGTGGTATGGATATGGGTGGTGGTGGAGCACCTGAACCAGCACCAGCAGGTGGAGGAGAACCACCATTAAGTGAATCTAAATCAAAGAAATCTAAAATATTAGGTATGTTGGGAGAAGAAAAAGAAGATTTTAGTTCATTATTTGATATGAAACGCGCACAACAGAATATTTATGAAATAGAGAATAAATTGAAGGATATTTTAAATGACTAAAAATGAACAAATTCGGAACAATAAAAAGTAAATTATTAACTAAATTAACTGAGTCTTACGCTAATGAAAATAAAGCCGAGATAAAGGATATACTAACTACAATTAAAGAAAACAAAGATTTTAAAGAAATGTATTTGTTCTATGAAGAAATTGAAAACAAATATATTGAAGATAAAGAAACTGCAAAATTATATGTTGAGGGGGTTATTGGAATCTTAAAACAACAAATGGAAGATTTAACAACATTTTGTACATCATTAAATAAAATGATTAATGTAGAGACAATTAATGAAAATGAAATTTATAGTTCTTTAGACGTATTAATAGAAAACGATAAATTATCTAATATTGAAAAGAAAGTAATTGCAAAGAAGAAATTAGTAGAACATTTAACAACTAAAAAGGAAATTAAAGAATCTAAAGATTCAACATTAATACCGAATGAAAATTTATTAAATGCCGTTTTAACAAATAACTTTAATGTTCTTTATTCTAATACATTATCGGAACAACAAAAAGAAGAGTTAAAGAACATCCTTTCTTTATCTCATGAAGATGTATTAACTAAAACAACTGAATTAAAGGAATCTATTATCAATCAAGTATCTACACTTATAAGTGAATCAAATGAAACTGATTTATCAACTAAATTAAAGAAAGTAAAAGATGAGGTTAACGAAATGTTCCCATCCAAATTAAATTATTACAGATTAACAGAATTAAAAAATGGACTTAACTAAGTCCATTTCTTTTTTGTTGTAGATATACCGCTTTCAATTTTTCAGTTCTTTTCTTTACAGAAGGTTTAACAAACTGTTGTCTCTCCCTTAATTTTTGAACTTGTTTTGTTTTCTGAACTTTTTGTTTATAAGTTCTTAATGCAGTCTCAATACTTTTCTCTTTTTGTAAATCAATTATAATCATATATAAATAAATATATTACAAATATACTAAAATATTTTTGGAATTACCATTTTTTTTATTTATTTTTTATAAAACACCATAAAATAAAAATAATATGAAATTATAATGAAAATTGGTAAGTATATTCCATTGGGAACGTACAATGAAGTAAAAATCGGTTATGGTACCGTAGATTTTAAAAATCTGAAAACCATATATCTTAAATTAAATTCGTGGTTACAACCCGAAAACGAAACGGACGACTTCAACCATTTGATTGGAAAATCAAGAAGAAAGATTAAAGAAATAATTTACAACTTAAAAAGTCCGTATTTTAAAGACCAATCTATTGTAGATTTAGATGTTAGAACTAAAGGGATTAAGTTAGAAAAGAGGTCCTTTATGAATTTGGAGGTAACATTATATGTTAACAATCAATTCGACATTAAATCAAAAGATGTTAAAATAATCATTAATGATTTATTCGAACATATCATAGATGAAGGGTTATCAGATAAAAAACTATTCAATTTTTACAAAACAAAGAAATAAGTTAGATATTGATGTATTTATAGTAATAAAAACTATAAATGAAGGTATTAGGACCAAAAGAAACCGGCAGAGGATTATTAATTGAGTATGATGCTGGTCACGTATCTCCAGAAGAGAATAAAAAAATAATTTCAGAAATGAAGAACATGGACTTCTCACAGGACATGATTCTTTATGCTGTTTTACAAAAATACGACACTCCAAATAAGAACGGAAGGATTTATCCTGAGATGTTACTTAAGAGAGAAAACGAAAAATACCAAACAATTATTAAGAAGGGTGGAGCTTTAAATGAATTAAATCACCCAACATCTTCACTTATTGATTTAGATAGAATTTCACATTCAATTTTAGAAACATGGTGGGATGGTAAAATCCTTATGGGTAAGATAAAACTATTCACTTCTCCAGGTTGGAAGAAGATGGGTATTGTTTCTACTAAAGGAGACCAAGCTGCTATGTTATTAATGAACGGAGCAACTTTGGGTATCTCTTCACGTGGAGTAGGTTCACTTAAACAAGTTAAAGGTGAGAACATTGTACAAGACGACTTTGAATTAGTTTGTTTTGATTTAGTTTCATCTCCATCTACACCTGGTGCATATGTTTTTAGTGATCCATCTGAAAGAGACCAATATCAAGAATCTACAATTGAAAAACCCGTAGTTGAGGATAGAATGAAAAAACTAATGGGTAGATTAGATACATTTCTATCTAAATAATTAATTTATTAGGGGTGGGAATATTGAAATAGTCAATTTTTCCAAATTTCCAAGTATTTATAAGGTAATAAAACAACAAATTTTACAAATGAGCGAAAAATCTATTTTAGAACAAGCGTTACTTCAAGTGCAAAACCTTGAAGAAGCTGTTAAGCAAAATGCAAAAGGTATACTTGCTTCTACAATGAAACAAGAACTAAGCGACTTGCTTAAAGAATCACTAGAAGAAGAGGAAAAGATGGATCCAATGGGTGAACAACCTGAAGACGAATCTAAACCTGACGAAGAGGAAGATGATGTAACAACAGATGATGAAGCTGACACCGATGGTGAAGATGCTGACACTGATGTTGAAGATGCTGACACAGACCTCGATAATGAACCAAGTAAAGGAATCGATGACTTAGATTCTGAAGCTGGTGACGATACCGACACATCTATGGATGATTTAGGTACTGAACCATCTCCAGAAGAAAGTATGGATGACGAAGACGTTATGGACATGACAGGAGCTTCAGATGATGAGGTTCTTAAAGTTTTCAAGGCTATGAAACCAGAAGATGGTATTGTAGTTAAGAAAGATGGTAATAATGTTGAATTTGCTGACGGTCAAGATGAGTACATCATCAAACTTGATAGTGAGGAAACTCCTGATGTTGATACAGATATGGACACAGATATGGGTTCTGAAATGGACACAGATATGGGTTCTGAAATGGATGAAGCAGATATGGATGAAACTTTATATGAAATTGAGTTAGGTGAAGAAGACGAAGATGAAGTTAAGGAAGTAGAAGCTTCTGAAGGTGAAGCTAAAGAAGTTGAAGTTGGTGAAGCAGCAAGAACATTGGGTAACGATGTTAGAAAGCCAGCTGACCAAGGTAAAAAA